GGTCACAATGGGATCTGTAACTGGCGATATGTTCGCCATGATTACGTACGAAGATCCCAGCCCGATGCAGAGGCGACTAAACCCGTTCTCTCAGGGCCGTATTCGCATCAACCTGTTGGGGTCGGAGCAAGTCTACCCTACGTGGGATCCTCTCAACCAGGACACGCTCATAGCAGTACGGATTGAGACGATCTATTATGCTGAGCGCGGGACCAGGCAGCTCGACCGAGAAGATCGTGTGAACCATGAGGGGAGGCAGCTTTACACAAAGCGATTCACGCAGATCATCACCCCTGATTCCATCGTCGAGCAGTTCCATGGGGACCAGCCTATTGTTCGGCCCAACGTGTTGGGAGAGATCCCGCTCGTTCATATCAAAAACCTCCCCCTACCCAAGGAATACTATGGCCTTGCAGATGGCCAAGACTTGGTTGACCTTCAAAGGGAGCTGAACGAGAAGGCCACTGACGTTAGTGATACGATCAACTACCACGCCAGCCCTGTGCTACTTTTGTACGGTGTGAAGGCCAAGCAGTTGGAGCGTGGCCCCAAGCAGGTATGGTCTGGTCTTCCAACGGACAGCAGGGTGGATACTCTCAAGCTGGAGGGGGATCTTACGGCTGCCAATGGGTACATCGACCGGGTGAAAAAAACGATGCATGACATTGGGGATGTTCCTGAGGGGTCACTTGGGCAGATGCAGCCTATCTCCAACACGTCTGGTGTCGCTCTGCACTTTCAGAACCTACCTTTGATCGAGCGCCGGACTCGAAAGCTGGCCATGTATAAGCCTGGGTTCGAGCAGATCAACTACTTCATTCTTCGGATTGGGATGATCAAGGGGCTGATCAACCTGCCCTTTGACATCTGCAAGTCCTGTGGGGGTCGAATCGTCCAGACCGACCGGGGGAAGAGGGCCCGCGTGTGGGATCCCGAGCTTGAGGTGTTTGTTGAGCAGCCGGTGTTGGAAAAGAGGTGCTATCATATCGACAGGCAGACTTTGGACTTCCTTGATCCTTTCGACATGCGGCTGAAGGTGTGGCGCAAGTATGGGTTTGGCAAAGAACTGCGTGACCTGCCTTATAGCCAGATCATGCGCGAGATTCAGGCTGGAGGAGATGGGACTTCCTTCTGGGATTACACGGCCGTTCAGAAGCGTTTGTTAGAGGAGTGGGAGCGAAAGCACGTCAAGCAGGGGCAGGAGCAGGAGAAGGCTCCACCCGAGCCGCCACCAAACCTTCATGTAGAAGAAGTCCCCATGGACCAGATTGAGGTGCCCGAGGAGCCTGAACACGTGCATGTTACGCAGCACCTTGTCCATCCATCAACGGGAGAGGTTCTTGGGAGCCAAACAACCCCCATGTTCCTTATCCCCACTGGGTGCAAGAAGCCTGTATATCTCAACCCCTTCGATAACGAAGTGGATTTCTTGGATGTTATCCCCAAGGACCAGGCACTTCAGGCGCAGCTTTTTGAGATGTACCAGCGAAACGAGTGGGTGGACGCTGAATGGTGCCAAGACCATATCTCAGAGATCGCTGTTGATGCTACTGCCATTCGGAAGCGGTTGAAGTCCAATAAGTCTGCTACGGCTAACCCCGCCAAACCGGCTCCGCCTATGGAGGCGGAAGGAGCCAACCAACGTGTTTATCAAGAGTTGGCTCCACCCCCACAGCCTGCGTCGGCTGTGCCTGGGAACAAGGGAAACCCTGTACCGGCTGATCAGCAGTTAGAGGAGTAGGATCCAGTGAACATTCCCAACGGCTTTCGTCCTTCTGGTGCTGCACGGGCAACCTTCTACGACGAGGAGGGCCGCCTGCGTGAGTTCAATATCTCGCGCGGCATGGACGAGGGCGGGGTATCCTCGACGAACAGTATGTTTGCCACAGAGGCGGAAGACTTTGGCAGCATAGCTCCGTTTCTTCACCGCGCGAAGGTGAAGGATGCCAAGCGTCGGAATTACGTCATTCAGCCTGGTGGGGCAGCGATCTACTTTGACGACGAGAGGGCGCCCGAGCTTCCAAGCAGGCAGGAGTTCCCCCATCCTAAGACATCCTTTGGGCATGACTCGTTGGACTCCACAGCAATGGCTCAAGGTGGGGTATCGTTCACGGTCGGGATACCAGGAGCGCGATCATGAGCAAGAAGAAGAAGTCGAAGAAGTCAAAGAAACCGGCCTCCCATGGGATGCAGTTGGGCCAGGCAGGCTACGGCCTGACGCACGGGTACAGTGATAAGGACGTGGCGAATCGGGACGTGCGCCATGAGACAAAGGGCTCATAAAAGTGCTTGCTAAAAAGATGTTTTCCGTGTTTCACACATTTTGTAGCAACTGGCACTATCCTATGGTACTGTACAGATGATGCGCCGATACCCCAGGGCTTCCATATCCCATGAGTTTCGGTCCTCTACAGAGAAGGACCGGTTTTCTGGTGGGTATGATCTCAGAGGCATTGGAGCTGAGGCGCTTCATTCACCACCTACTATGCAACTGCGTGGCTTCAGACAAGAGGCAGTGCTCGCTTCTCACGATGGGATCAAGTTGAAGGGATCGGATTGCTTTTGGGAGGGGCCTGGCTTCAGGTATCGGGCTCGACACGACGGGGTGTAGTATGGGCAAGATGAATAAACGAACCACAGGCGCCTCCTACGTAAGCGGTCCTGACTCCAGCGGGATCGCTAACGTAGGAGACGCGCCCCTTTTGGGCGAGCGAGGTCACGGGATGAATGGCATCATTGGCAGGGAAAGAGCAAAGTCTTACAAGGTATCCAGCTACGCTGACGGTGACAATGGTGGGAGTGCTGGTGGGTATGGTGCCAGCTACGGTGTCCTGGCGTCTTCGATGCATGGCATCACCCCTGGTGGGGTTGGGCTTCGTGAGGGAGGAGTTCGAGCAGGGGGCGTGTCTTGCCACGAGACGCTTCCGTTCCAACCTCAGTTGAAGAAAAAGGGCTATGACGAGCACGGCATTGCATCCTATCAGCCCGTTCACGGGGTAGATGGAATCGAGGGTATGCCTTCTGGTGAGCCCACAGAGGAATCTTCTCCCGAGCCTGAGTCTTCGGAGAGCAACGGCTTTGCTTGCCCCCATGGTTGCGGGGCGAAGATGAAAAGTGCCCACGGGTTGGCTCGGCACATTGCATCCAAGCACGGTGGATTCGCGGGTCTTGGACATGCTCTGACCCACGGGTCCTCGTTCAAGGAAGGTGAGGAGCTTCGCGGTGAGACGGAAGACCCTGTCCTCATGAAGGGCATCTCCGAGGAATATGCTCGGGCGGCGCGTGAAGCGTCAAAAAATCAGTCATCCTATGTTACCGGAGATTCTGGTAACGCATACAGCAGCACGAAGAGGTGAAGTTATGGGCGTGAACATTGGAAGTTCGACCAACAAATTCGAGGGCAGCCCTGCAAACGGTGAGTATCAGGGCTATGGTGTGGGCAACACGGACGAGGCGTATCGTGAGGCCACCCGCAAGGGCATGTACCCCAGTGACAACACGGGACCCAACCGCAGCCAGGGCGAGTCGGCTGGGGCAGGCAGTATTTATTCGGCCATGCTCAACGAGCGTCCTAACCTGTCCAATCCTCGGAATCGTGGACCAGAGCGTGCCCCCAGCCGCTCCGGGGCCAAGGCGATCCCCGTGGTGACTGTGGAAAGCCGTGCTACGGGTCGGCTCGGGTAAGCTAGGAATAGAGATTGATCAACGGAGGCAGTGATGACAACCAAATCGACAGAGGAAACCAAAAGCGCCACTGGTAGCCCTGACGAGGGCCTTCCCCCGGCCGTGTCAGTGACAAAGGTTACTGACACGAAGGCTCGTGAGGATGCATCTCGGATGCAGGCCGAGCTGGAGCGGGAGCGACAGGAACGGGCGGCCTTGGAGGTTCGTTTGGCGAGGATCGAGAAGGAGAGGGAGGAGGCCGAGCTGAAGGCGATGCAGCCCGATGAGCGGGTCCATCGACAGATCAGTGACTTGAGCGCACAGGTTCAGAAGTCCCAGGAGCAGATGCGACAGCAGCAACTCTTTTTTGAAGGGCAGCTTCGAGCCATGAACCTGGTGGCGTATCGGGAAAGAGCCCTTCGGGACTTGGGTGATATCCCGGAGAGCTTCACCTCTTTTGTGCAAGGGGCAGACGAAAAATCCATCGACCTAGCGGTAGATCAGGTGCGTCGGGCATGGAAAGATGTTCAGGAACGACTTGTGCAGCGCACAGTTCCTGCTCCTGTAGAAAGTCAAGAGGTGGATATGCAGGTTCCCCAGGGGTATGCGGCGCCCCCTCCGAATCCTGCGTACCCCATGCCTCCGCAAATGCCCCAGGCAGTTCCCCAGGGTGGGCTTCCTACTGCGACTAACCCTGTTCCGGTTAGCGAGGCAGGACCAGCAGCGGGAGGATTTCCTCAAGACCTTCGGCACCTCACTTCGGAGGAGGCCGTCAGGTCTGGGCGCTACAGCGGGGAAATGAGGGAGCAACTCCATCGAATGATTCAACAGATGCCTACGGGATTCACTCCTCCTAATTCGGGGAACATCCCCAGGCACCTGGCCGCACAAGTGCAACCACCCGTGCAGTATGTTCCGCAGCCCGGAGGGGCAATGCAGCCCATCGGAAATCCAACTGGACCGGCGAAAGTCCAGGGGGGTGTGCGGACGCAGGCACAAGAGGCAATCGCGCGGACGTGGGTGGGGCAGAATCCGACCATCGGGCAGAACGTTGGTGCAGCATCGGCTTTGGCCGACGCACAAGCGTATGCTAATGCTCGGGGCATCACCCCGGAGGCAGCGTTCCAGCAGAGATTCGCGAATAGCCCACCTTTGACCAACGGCTCAGGTGGGTCCAACAATTGAGGTTCAGCAAGGAGTCTGTTCAATGTCCAGTGTTCTCAACACCGCAGTCCAGTCAGGTGTGGGGTTTTCACAGCAAGTCGAAGCCATACGAGACGTGTTCTCGGCAGAGATATGGTTTGCTGCTCTCCCTATCTTGAAGTTCGACCAGTTCAGCACGAAGAAAACGGAGCTGGGTGTACAACCAGGTCGAACAATCCAATTGCCCCGTTATGGTAACATCAAGCGTGGCGGGCGTCTTACGGAAGGCGTGAGACTTCAAACTCGTGCAATGAGCATGAGCCTTCAGAGCGTGACCGTTTTTGAAAACGGTAACGCCATTGGGTTCTCGGAATATTTGCTCCAAACGTCATTCTATGACCAACTCGCTGCTGCGTCGCTGCTACTTGGGCGGGACATGGCGGTTGTTCTGGACCTTCAGCTTCGTGACTCCGTACTACTCGGAACGAACACGGTCTTCGGCGGTGGCAAGGCTGCTCGCACTCAGCTCGTCGCGGCCGATGTTTTTGACACGCAGGTTGTCAAAGACGCGGTTGAAACTCTGGAAACGAACAACGCTCCCAAGTGGGCTGGCGACCACTACATCTGTTTCTGCCACCCCCACCAGGGGCGTGGGCTCCGTGATGACAATGACTGGATCAATGCCTCGCTGTATGCGGGTGCAACTCAGATATACACGGGAGAGATTGGTCGGTATGAAGACGTGCGCTTCATCACCACCACCGTCATGCCGAACGGGGCGAACAGCGCCCTGGATCCAGACACGGGTGATTACGTGGACATTGGCTACACTCCGGCGCTAGCAAAGGGCGCTTCTGGCAACCTAGTCACGGTCTATCAAGCGGTCATGTTTGGTGAGTACGCCTTTGGTCACGCCACCGCCATGCCCGTTGAGCTTCGTGACAACGGGGTCGAAGACTTCGGTCGTGAGCACGGTCTTGCCTGGTACTCGATCTGGGGCCAGAACACTTTGGAAGATTCAAACATCGTCGTCATCGAGACGGCGTGAGCCGTTTGAGAGGGAAAGAACATGGCAAGTCATTCCGTTACTGGTACTCCGGTTCCCGTTGGCCTCAACCACGGCAATCAATTCTTTGTTCGGTGTGTGACCACTAAAGATCTCGCCAACGGTGAAGTCTTGAGCGTCACTACTCCGGCGGGTGTCCCCGCGAATGCTATCCCGTACGCGATGCTCTGTTACTCGTTAGCGGCTGGTGTGTACACGCGGGATGCGGATATTGGCGTTATCACTGACTACACAGTGGCCACTCGTGTGGTTCGCATCACGGCGAGCGGTGATGTGGCTTCCGGAAGCATTGTGATTCTCGCCTTCGTAGGTGACTGATGGACGAGGTGAAGGAGATGGAAGACAAAGAACAGCCCAGGGTGGCAGTGGCGATTCCGGTGCCCGAGGTAAAGGGCTCAGGTGTGAAAACATCGTTTCAATCCTTGGACGCAGAAAAGGCGTTCTACAGCCCTCCCCCTGAAAGTGAGCCGCCGGTTTCGGCCGAGATGTCCTCACCGCAAGTGAAGGTGGCTACTGAAGTAGAAGACCCAAATCAAATTGTGTCAATCGTGCCTCGAAAGACCGTTGCCCGAACCAGAATCGGCCCCAAGTGGTACACCTTCCAAGAAGGGAAGAAGGCGCTGGTTCCTCGGCATGTGGCTGCCCTGCTCGCTGAGCGCGGGGTGGTGTGATGCCTTCACTGTTGCAAGAAGCTCGCTCTCGGATCCGAGACACTCGACGAAGTAATCGGGCTTTCGGCCTCGCTGTTATGCCGAGTTCCGGGGCGACTTCTGCGACGGCAGAGTTGACTAATGGGCATCTTATGATTGAAGTGTCGGGCGGGGATACCCCGTCCATTGACTTTGATCTTTCAAATGAACACTTCAGCACCATTGGGCGACTGTTTGAGGTACTGTCCCGCATTGAAGGTTACTCGGTGCAGTTGGACGAGGACGCCAACCCAGAGCACTTGTCCATAGACTTGGAGCCCTTTGGGCCACTGTCTATCTTGAATGTGGGCATAGACCTTCGTCATCACCTTTTTTCAGACTTTGAGCTGGAGGATATCCTGCTCGATTCTGTACGTAGGCATAACCCTTCTTTCACACCATCTTCTCTACCTGACCAAGAGCGCCCCTTCGTCCTTCAGTTGGTTCAGGCCAACATCGCTCGGATCCAGGCGTATGATGCATCCAAGCGAAGGGGGCTGGACGCTGACGTTTCGGCGTTGATCTCGCTGGCTGAGTCGTTCGAGCGAGCATACACGGAAGACACACGCAGGCTGAAGCGGGCTCTTACCTCTCCCAAGGAAGCAAACCCGAATCTTATGGGTGAGGGGGACGTGGTGCTGGGCAGGGTCTTTCGACGGTCTTCTCGCACGGGGATGAACAGCCCTTTGGGCCAGAACCTTCCACCGGATGCAGCAGTTCTCCTTGAGCCTTGCGACCAGGACATTGAGGATGACAACGTGCGGGTGAATTGGCAGCGCAATCGGGACGTGGACTTCTACAGTTATGAGTTGTGGATGGATTCCCGCCCAGAGGTGCTTCGTATCCGAGAGGGGCTCATATTCACGTCCACTCCTTTTTCGTTCTTGAGCAATGACACAAGTCTACGGATGGGAAGCGAGCGGGTGTCGTCTGCAAAGCTGGTCTTCCGCTCCTTTGGAGCGAACTCGAACTTTGACACCACGGCTTTCGCCACCTTTGTGGAGGAATTTGGACAGCTCATTCGCTCCTTCATCGTCGGGAAGCTGGAGCCAGAGACGTGTTACTACTTTCGCCTCTACATCGTGGACTTGAATTACGAGACTGTGGGATCAAACATCGTGATGATCCGCACCAAAGCTTTGCGTTGCAGGTTTGCTAAGAACTATGTTGATAAGACCATGCCTGCCATTGGCGAGACGGTGACCGTGACGTTTGACCCCACAAGGGGGCCGTTCACGGCCGACCATCAGCTCAAGATGGGAGAGAAAGTGCTCACCACCACCATCGTCACCCCATACCAGGTGACTTTTGTGGTGCCTCCGTTCGTGAATACAGATATCCATAGGGATCTCACAGTGATCAGCCCCAGTGGGTTGATTGACAACAAGCGAAACGCTTTAGGGCTGACTGTATGATCACAATGCGCCTCGGTGACGATGCTCTGGCCTTCCTAAAGAACATTGGGAAGGTTGAGTCGCGTATGACAGAGGCGGAGATTACGCTTCCTACTGACGTGGCCCAGGAGTTTGTTCGTCGGGTGCGAGAAGGTATTGAGCAGCAGACCCGTGGATTTGCTCCTCTGTCACCCAAGTATGCTGCAAGAAAGAAGGGGGACCCTCGAATCCTGGTCAGTACTGGGGCATACCTCAGAAGCATTCGTGCAACTGCTCGGGGGAAGGGGCAGGCAGTGGTAGAGGCTGGCAGTGTTGGGGCGTTTCATGAGAGGGGGACATCAAGGATGCCTCCTCGACCACACTGGGCTCCAGCTCTCATGGAAATGCAAGTGTCCCCGAAGGTTCAGAAGCTCATTCGGGAGGTGTTCCGTGATCTTCTGGGCGGTTGACCTTGCTGTGTACCGGCGGCTGACAGGGGCTCCCCTTGACCAGCAGGGGCGTCCCCTACTGGATTCTAACGGGGTGCCGACCAACCGGCATAGAGTTCTTCCTCCCGATCACGGAGGGGGCACTGGGCCTTCGTATGGGGTGAGAGTACCTGTTATGAGGCATCCCCACGAGCCTTCGCGGGGGCTTACATCCTTTGACCAGACAGTCAGGGGCTCCTATGAGCAGTTCTCGAAGGCGTTGCGAAACGTGCCTATCTTTGACGAAAATGTTTCTGGGCGAAAGTGGGTGGACACTTGGCCTTGTGTCACGTTTCGTTGGAACGGGCAGCAGCCTGATCCGTCAGTGTACACGTACTTTGACACCATTATCACTGAAGACATGGCCTCCACCCCCATTCAGCTTGTGAATGCTGACGGGGACGTGATTCAGTCTGGATACGAGGCAAGGTACGAGAGGCCCAACCCAGAGTCATACAAGGTGCAGTATGTGATCACGGCGCAGGCGAAATCCCAGGCTGAGCTTGGTTTCATCTGCGCCCAGATCGTTTACCTCTTTCCTCAGAGGGGCGCGCTGCAAGTGGAGTGGGCAAGCGGAGAGATTCACACTTGTGACATGCTCTACTTGACTTCTATGGCTTTGGATGCGTTTGGGGATGACATTACGCCAGGGGTGGGGGCGGACGAGCAGAGGGGATTCAAGCGAGCTTTCGTCTATGAAGTTGAGGGATACCTCGACAACACAACCAATGACTATGGCACCAATGACCTGCTTTATAATAGCACCCTTATCTACGAACGGATCCTTGAGCTGGGGGACATTCAGGAGCGCATGATGCGCGCCTGTGAGCTGAATCCTCTTGAGTTGGAGCCTCTGGGGTAGTGGAGGCGGGTAAAATTTGGTAGAGTACGGTAAAAGGAGCTGCAATGACAAACTTCCAGAGCCCAGCCACTAAAACGTCGATTGTCCGTAAGGGGGCCATTGCACGCCCTGGACTTGCGACAGCAATTGGTGGCTTTCAGTGCGTTACAGAAAAAGGGCCTACAGTCCCGACGAAAGTTGTCAGCCCTGACGACTACAGGGAGCTGTTTGGCGACAGACTTACGGCATACCCACAAGGGTACGATGCCATGCTTGGATTCTTCGCCAATGAAGGATCTGTTTGCTACATCAATCGAGTGACTGGGGCGTCGGCAGTCGCGGCAAGCCGTGACCTAAACACCGTGGGGCCTGCTGGACGCGGAAGCGTTACCTCTGCGGTTGGGCCGTTCACCTTGGCCGACGAGGATACTATCGTGGTGGACACCGAGTCTGGCAACGACGGGACTATCACGGTGAGAGCGGATCCGGCTACCTTGACTTTCACGGGTTCGTGGGCGGCTGGCGATGCTGGTGAAACAGCCACGTTTGTTATCCCTGGTGTGCCAGGGGAGCAGGTTGTCGATCTGTCATCGGCGACTAGCCAGTCTACCTATGCAGCACAGTTTAACTCTCAACTCCTCGGAGCGAAGGCTGTGGTCTCGGGCAGTGATATCGTTATCACCACGGACGTGGCTGGTACTGATGCTGCCCCTGCAAAAGCATACGTAGTCGGTGTGAGTGGAGCATCCGTCACGACCAAGACTGGGCTTGTGGCGGGGGCCTTCACGAACGCAACCCCTGGCAACGTGGCGAACATTCGAGCGGTCACGGCGGATGAGCTGGTGACCCTGGGCCTTGCAGAGCTGTCTAATGTTACTCCATCTAACAGTGGAGGGGCACTCGTACTGACCCGAGACTTGGCTGGAGCGGCGGCCACCGTTCAGGTGATGGTAGCGTCCACGGCAGACACCAAGATGGGTTTGGACAATAGTGCCCACGCGGGCACTGCAAGCACTTCGGTGTCAACGATCAAAGTGAATGCCTCCAGCGTGGGGGTGTGGGGAAACTCGACGAAGGTCAAGGCTACCAGAAATGATGTAGCGGTGACCAGGGTTGCTGCCACCGCTGCGGGGGCTACCTCCACCATCTCAGTCCTTTCTGGGGCCAAGCTCCAAGTGGGGGATCAAATATCGATCACGAAGGGCGCGGATACCCAAAGGGCCGTCATTTCTGTGGTGGATGGTGCCACGCTCACCCTAAGTACGGCCATCACGGTCCCTACGGGTGGGTATGCAGGGACAGAGGACGTTGTGCTTGAGACGTGGAATCTGTATGTCTATGGTAGCGATGGCCTTCTTCTCGCTCCCAGCCCCTTTATGAATCTTCGAATGGATCCGTTGGCTGGCCCCAGGTACTTCGAAGTGGTGATCAATAGTGCCAGCCGTACTCCTGTGACGGTCACGGCTTTGGGCCCTTCGGTATCTGACCCGCGACCAGAGCAGGATGCGGTGTCCATCGTTATGTCTGGGGGCTCCAACGGTGGGGCTATCGGGGTGAGTGACTTTATCGGATCCTCAGTGTCGAAGACTGGTGTTTATGCCTGGAACTCCGCCAAGGACGTGAACTTTATCTCCATGCCTGGAGTGTGCGACATCCTCGGAGCAAACGACGGGGCCAGCGCTTTGAAGGGGTTGGAAGCGTACTTGGAACTTCGCGGGGACGTGCAGGGTATTATTGAAGGGCCCAGTGGGTTTGACCACAGCGCCATCGCCACGTGGGTGACAAACACTGCAAACTTCAGCTCGATGTTTCTCACCATGTATTGGCCCCATGTGTACGTGGTGGATTCCCTGTTGGGGGTAAAGACGCTCAAGGCTCCCAGTGGGTGGATTCAGGGGTTGATTGCCCGTACCCACTATAAGCGGAACTTCGCGAAGTCACCGGCTGGCATCACGGACGGTCAAGTGCGTGGCATCGTCGGGTTGGGGTACAACATTGACGAGGGAAGTGACGAGTATGATGGCATGTTCTCCTATGGAATCAATGCAATCATCAACTTCCCTGGCGAGGGGTATGCTGTCTGGGGTGACAAGACACTGGACAGCACGAACGAGTATGGGGTTCATGGTGAGGTGACTGGCTTCTGTGTGGCTCGCCGCGAACTGAAGCGGCGTACCCGCTTCGTGAACTTCGAGCCCAACAACGAAGACACCCGCAGCCAGGTGGTGCGAGTGGCTACCTCTCTTTTCCGGCAGTGGCGGAAGGATGGGATTCTCAAGGGATCAACGGATGAAGAGGCATTTTTCATCATCTGTGATGACACCAACAATACGGCGCAGGTGATTGCGGCAAAGAAAATGAAAATTCGTGTGGGGTTGGCCTTTGATCAACCCGCTCGATACGTGGACATCACCCTGGAGCAAGATACACGGGCTCTTGAGGCATCGCTGGCCTCACAGCTTTGAGAGGAGTGAATCATGGGGCGTGGAGCAGTTGCAGATCCGCTGAAGTCTTTTCGATTCCGTGTGGAGATCGAGGGGTTCATTCGCTTTGGGTTTTCCAAAGTAAGTGGCCTCAACGTTGAAACCGATGTGATCGAGTACCGGGAAGGGGGAGATAATGAAACCCCGCAAAAGTCCCCGGGGCTCGCCAAGTATGGGGACGTTACCCTTTCTCGTGGGCAGATCGTTCCAGGACCAGGGGCTGATGACTTTTTGGACTGGTTTGCCCAAGTCCACAAGGTTGCCGTGCAGGGGTCCAGTGCAGAATTCCGAAGGGAACCTGTCATCCACCAGTACAACAGCTTGAACCAGAAGGTTCGTAGCTGGAAGCTGAACCATGCGTGGCCCAAGAGCTACAAGCCCATGGGTGACGTTGATGCGCAGTCTTCGGAGAACAGTGTGGAAGAGTTGGTTCTTGCACACGAGGGCTTCGAACAAATCCTGTAGGAGAGTAGGCAATGGAGGCTTTAATCGAGTTGCCGATGGGTATTCGCACCCCGCAAGGGTGGTCAAAGAAGGTGGTTCTGACTGAGCTGACTGGGGAAGAGGAAGACATCCTTCTTTCCGGCATCAAGCTTTTGCGCAGGCAGGAGAAGAAACCAAACAGTGGGCTGTCTCCCACTAGTTTTGGGGAACGAATGTCTCGAATCCTGTCCCGCTGCACGGAGCAGATTGGAGCAATGCGCCGCCCTGATGGGGGGACCCGTTTTGATTCTCCCAACTTTTTCTTTCAACAGTGGGCAGATGCGCACACCAACGACCGGGCGTTTGCGCTCATTCGTTTACGGCAGTTGTCGCTCGGGGACGAAGTGCAGTGTGACAGGCGGTGCCCGCACTGTGAGAAAGTCGTCGAGCGAGTGGAGTATAACCTCGCTGATCTGGAAGTCACAAGCAATCCGCTTCCCAGTGATAGTCAATCTATTTTTTCTTTCACTTCTACCTGCCCATCCGGCAAGGTGGTGGTGTGGAGGCCTCTCGTTGGTAGCGATGAGAAGCGCATTCAGGAGATTCACGATGGGCAGCATAGTGATGATCTTGTGACTTCGACGCTTCAACTTCGGCTGATCAGCATCGATGGGGATGAGCCCAAGTTCGAGGCACTTCGGCGTATGTCAGCCCGTGATCGATCCTTCTTGCGCTACGAGATCAATACTCGTGAGGGAGGAATCGACACGTCGATTGAAGGGATTGTTTGCCCCCACTGTGGGGGAGAATTCTCAACCCTTATCGATACGAATGACCCTGCTTTTTTCTTCCCATCGGGGAAGAGTACCGGCTTGAAACGGACATCTTCTCCCTAGCTGAGTGGTGGAGTGAGCGGGATGTTCTTAGGATGGCATATTCACGTAGGCGCGCGGCGGTACGCTGGAAGCGCATCGTTGGTGAGAGAATCGAAGAGGCAGTCAGATCCAAGTCCACGCCTTCCATAGACGCTCACGACGTTGACTTCATCTGGCACTGCCCATACTTCATGGAGTGAGTGCAGATGATCTCTGGTTCCAAATTCACCCTTCTTATTGACGTCAATCTCGCTGGCAAAGACAAACTCAAAGAGCTGAAGACAACTGTTTCTGACGTGGCCAAAGAGCTGGGCAAGGACAAGGTGTCCGCCCCAGGTTCTGCGCCTCACCAGGGCGTGGGTGGAGCGGCTCAAACAGCAACACAGCTCCTTGGTGGGCTGCGTGGTGGGATTAGTGGGATCGGTTCAGCACTTGGAGGCATAGCCCCCCAGGTAGCGGCTGTGGCACTTTTAGTGGATCAAGTAAAGCAATCATTTCAGCAAATGTCTGAGTTTGGTATGCAGATGCAGTCGTATGGTATGAAGGGAATCAGCATGTTCGCTGGCCTCGCCAAAGCAGTGGCCATGGCGGGTGGTGAAATGGAAGGGGCCCTTCTGCGCATCAAGATGTTCGGGAAGTTTTCACAGGAGCAGGCATTCGACGTTGTAAGGGGAGTGCAGGACATTGTGAAGTACACACCGTTCGAAGAACAGCAAATCCTCGAACTGACGACGGCACTTGTGCAGTCGGGCGTGTCGCTCGATGCGTGGCGTGACAAGGGAGGGAAGACGATAGACTTGGCTGAGGCCATGGCAGCCGGATTCAGCCAGGTGGACGATGCCACCTTGAGTCTGGCAGGGAACATGAAAACCACTGCTGCCTCTGCAATCCTCGACATGGCTGCGGCCACTGGGAACGTGGGGTGGAAGATGGAAACTTTCACCAGAGGCATGCAGCGGCTCCTTGCATCAGGGTCTGCCATGCTCCTTCGAGATCAGCTTCCCATGGAAATCTATGATAGGCTCAGTAGTGCGGGTAAAAGTGGTGCGAAGGCGATCATTGAGGAGATCATAAACATCAACAAGGACAAGGCATGGTTTGGGTTCTCCGCTGCTGCTTCCTCCACGTTCGATGGCATCTTGAGCAATTACAAGGAACTGCCGTCTCGGATTCTCAAGGCGATCGCAGCGATCGATGACCCCGATGGGCCGTACAACAAGCTAAAGCGCGGGCTCATTGACACTTTCAAAGAGATTGACGACTACATTGGGGATGAGCAGTTCATGGCTGCCGTGAAAGATGCTTTGGACCCTGTCGTGGACCTACTCACAAAGACGATGATACTGGGAGGTAAAGCAATTGGCGCCGTCGCCAACTTCATCAAAAACCATCCAGGGCTTGTTAAGTTTGGAGTTGTTCTGACTCTAGTAGGGTCTGCACTAATGGCGGTGGTTGGAACCGTAGTTGCAGCAGCAGGGGCATTCGGAGCGTTTGTCATCTCTGCGACCATCGGACTGGCGGTCATAGAACTCGTTGCCTTTGCAGCAGCCCCCTTGGCGTTGTCACTGCTGCCCTTTTTGGCACTTGGGCTCGTGGGGGTGGGGACCGGGGCGCTCGTAGTGGCTGCGTCGTGGCAACCATTGGTCGAAATCTTTGGCAAAGCCTGCACTCTAATTAGTGCAGTCTCTGAAGCGTTCCAGAACTGGGGAGCAACAGGGACCAGCGTTTCACTGGAGACCGCCGAGGAGCTTGAGAAGGCAGGCCTTATGGAAACGTTCAAGGAAATTGTGGGGTGGATCAAGTGGGCTGAGCTTGCCTGGGATGGATTCAAGCAGAGACTCAGTGAGGGGTGGAAGACCACCGGACCGAAGCTTTCTGCTGCCTTCGACAAAATCAGCCTGGCCTTCGGTCGAGTATTCGAGGCGGGAAAGCGCATTGCGGAGGCAATGGGGTTGATTCCCAAATCTACTGAGCAGAACGTGGGGGAAGCACAGGGTTTTCTTGACACCTTCGCAGATATCATTTTGGGCGTTGCAGATGTTGCCGCCTGGGTCATGGACCTGGTGGCTCAGGCGATAGATGCAGTCATTCCCCACGTAGGGGGCATCGTGGAGGAGATCATGGAGGTGTATATGGCATTCGTTATCCTCAAGAACATCGGGGATGTTGCGTTTTCGTTTCTCAGGCTTGGGTTCAACCTGATTCTCATTCCCTTGAGAGAAATATGGCACACCGCAGTAGGACTTGGGAGAGCGCTGGTGGCGCTCACCAAGGGGGATTTTGCGGGAATGAGAAAGGCCCTTTTCAGCAAAAAAAAGGGCATGTTTGATCAGCTCAAAGATGCGTTCGTGAAGTTTGGAGTGGACACGAGGGAAGACATTGAGGACGTGAACAAGGCGTGGGTTACGAAGCGAAATGTTGTCGCTGCCGGTTATGAAGTTAGTAGGCAGTTCGGGTACAGGAAGGGGGAGGAACCGGGGGCAGGCCCTTCTTCATTTCGGGAGGCGCTCGATGCCCAAGTGGAGGCAGCAAATGCAGTCAATAAACTGCTAGCAGGGGCCCCACAGCCGACAGGGTTTGGGCTTCCTGGGCTTGGGATTATGGAGGACAGTATGGCGGGGGGTCGAGGGGCATCCTCAGCGGGTAGGCCCGGGGCAGAACCTATGACAGTGAACCTCAATAACAAAACTGTGCTCGAACTCGATGGCAAGGTCGTCTTTGAGTCAATTCAAAAACACCTCGTGGATTGGGCCAACGCTCACGGCATGCCCATGACGGAGTAAACATGAGCCCTACGGTCACCAAAGGTCGAATCACCATTCCAGGTCGAATGGAGCATCGCAATTTTTTGATCAACCCCCATGAGATCGAGGCCTCCAAAACCACTGGGTGGGAAGTCGGGCAGCTTCCTGGGGCGAGCCACCCCATTTACCAGTATGGGGCAGGTGGTGAAAGAACTTGGAGTTTGACTCTGTACCTGGATGCTATCCAGAACCGTATCTTCTACAACGGACAGCTCGACCTGACGTACGAGATCAATTGGTACCGCTCTCTTGGATATCCAGTGGTGGGATCCACGGCAGAAAGTGTTGCTCCTCCCGTTGTTCTGTTCACGTTTGGGCTCATGTTCCAAACTACTCCCTGCGTGGTCAAGAGTGTCAAAGAAACGCTCAACTACTTTTCCCCTGACTTGCGCATCCTTCGGGCGAAGATAGACTTGACCATGGGTGAGGCTCCCCCTTGGGGCCAAGTTAGAGATAACCTCTTACCCCCTGATATGGAAATCGAGCTGTAATGCCACATAATAGAAGCAGACTTATGCTCTCCCCTGTGGTGGAGGTCCTAAACCCGGTCACAATGGAGTTGGCTCGACCGGCGTATGTGGACATTCGACCCCGCGTTGTGGCAGATGCAGAGGATGACAGGTTTATCCTTGTGGATGGATCCATGCACTGGAGCCATCTGGGGCTCAAGTACCTGGGGGACGCGCGCAACTGGTGGGCCATTGCGGATCTGTCCGGTGTGGTGGATCCGTTTACGGAGCTTGAGGTGGGCAGGACGGTCAAGGTGCCCTCGATCCGGCGATTCCTATTTGATATCATGGCGGGGCGCACATGAGCATGTTCAATAGCCGACACAGTGTCGTGTCCCCCAGGGTTTTTATTGAGGCAGATCAGGAGTTTGCCACTGACCTACTTCAGAACTTGGCCAGCTTTGAGTTCTCTGACGACGAAAAGAAGGTCAACGAGATAAAGATCAAGGTCAATGACCCTTACGGCAAATTTGTGGACGATCCTCGATTCGCTGCTGGGGTGCGATTCAGAGTAACGTTTGGCTATCCCAATGACATGTCTCGGGTGTACAGTGTGGTCATTGCGAAGGCCAAGCCCAGCATGCCTGCCAGTGGCATGCGCACCATCGAGATGGTGGCATACGACGCTCGGTATGACATGGGTAAGGGATCCAACCCCCGGAACTGGGGCGCAGTCAGTTCTTCTGAAGTAGCAAGACAGATTGCAAAGAGGTATCGCTTTGACACTGACATTGAAGAATCTGGGGACGGGCGGGGCAAGGCTCGAATCCAGCCTGCATCGATGACTGACATTTCCTACTTGCAGTCTCTCGCGGCCCCCTTGAATTGGGACTGTTACGTCGAAGAAACCGTGCTTCACTTCCATAAAAAGAGGTACGATGCGCCCCCTGGGTTGACGTTCACCTATTTTACTGACTTGCTTGGGTCCACGTTCAGCTTCTCCCCAGAGGTGAGTATGTCCAAGCCCAGCGCCTCTGGAAAAGCGGGGGCCAATCCCAAAAACAACAAGTCCAAGGTGAAAAGTGCTGGTCCTAGGGACACGGGGACTGCTGGGGCAGGGTTATATGTTTTGACCATTGACACTATTAGTGGCACCAACATTGTGGTGAACTCCAAAGTGGTCATGGCTCCCAAGCAGCCTCTCACGACAGCCACCCCTGAGACTGATAAGAAGGTCATAAAAAAACATGCGGCTGCCACCATGGGGAAGATCGACATGAAGGCGGTCAAAGCCAGCCTCAAGGTCGCTGGCACGCCTCGGCTTGTTTCCAAGATGATGATCCGGCTGGAGAACGTGGGGCTCACCTACTCGGGCAATTGGCGTGTGGTGTCAACGAGACATAAGATTGACAGCAGCGGGTACGTCGTGGAAGCGAGCCTTACTCGTAACGCTCTCAACAAGGGCAAAAACAAGGACAAGAACAGCAAGGGCAACGACAAGACCAGCAAAGATGGCAAAGATGTCGAAGCAAAGCCCGCTCGTGTTATACTGAATACAGACACAAATGGCACCACCATCCGAGTTACGGCCAAGGTGGGGTAGGAGAAACAAATGGAGCTGTTGAATCCAGACTATGGTGGGAAATACCCCGGGAAGTACAAGGGCTTCATCAGGGACAATAACGACCCAGAGGGGCGCGGGAGGCTTCGTGTTTACTGCCCCCAGGTTATGGGCAGTGCAGATGACAAGGACCATTGGCTGGATTGGGCTGAGCCTTGTTTTCCTTGGCTGGGCGGACTGAGCACCTTGGACTTTGGAGTTCCCCCTGTGCCGTCAGACAATGACGATATCAGCGTTGGGGTGTGGATCGAGTTTGAGAACCAGAGCCCTGATTTTCCCATCTGGGTGGGCACCTTTGTGTACGCTCCGGTTAGGGATGGCGTACACAGTAAGATCGACGACGAGGCGGCAGCAAGTCCACCAGGGGGCTCCCTATTTGCCGCCGTCGAAAGTGGTCGAGTAAAAGGGGACATTGACGACTTCAACCCTGTGCGACCCCGCAAGGACAAGGAGACTCGGCTGGTAGTGAAGGCTGGCAGGGACATTGTGCTCATGTCTGACAGGGGAGGGGCCATTGTGATTGGGCCCAATGGGGTAAACATCCAGGGCGCTTTTGTGAGAGCAAACGGGCGACTCATTGAGGCTGACATTGGGAGGATTTCAGGGTGAGCCTTCCGCCACAAGTTGGAAAAGGGGCGCGGGTACTGTGTATCAATCCGTGCCCTCCGTCTGAATCTTGGCCCACCGTGGCGCTCGAAGGAATCACCCTTCCTGTGACTGGGACCAAGGTCAAGCCTATCATGGATCTTGAGCTGAAAGGCGGTTGTGATGGGTGCGAGGTGGTGGCTGACTTCCTTCTCATGATCGAGCCCTTCTTGATCTCGCTTCAGATGCCCCTGTGCCTCCTTCAGTGTGCTCAGAGTATTTTTGAAGTACTCGAAGCGCTCAAAGACATTCTGTCAGACCTGACCAGCCTTCCCCCTGACCTGGGGGAGCTTACGTCCGCCATGACAGAAGCTGCGGCTAAGTGTACGCAGTGCTTTACTGGGTGGTCTGTTGGAGCGTTCTGTCGCCTTCTCAGGGATATCATTGACCTGATTGTAGCACTTTTGAAGTGCGTTCAAGACGTGCTCACCAAGCTGATCACCCTGAACCTGCAAGTGGCTGGTCTTATGGCGGATCCAGAGATCGAGATACAGAAAACGGGGGAGTGTCTGCTTGGACTGCTCAACGCACAGAAGGAAGACCTTTTTGCCAGGATTGACGTTCTGGGGTCAATGCTTGAGGCACTGGGCTTTTTGTTCCAGTTTGTAAAGGTCAATGGAATTAGCGACATCACCGTCAGCCTCAAGTCCTTAAGTCCTCTTATGGGCCTGGACACCTTGGTGGCGCAGCTTCAGTCCATCATCAACCTTTTGGGTGAGCCTGGCAAAGACAACGGCATTCGACAATTTGTTGACATTTGCGCAAAAACGCCATGACAGTAGAAACACAGCAGTCTTTCCTTGGGGTTGGTTGGGCCTATCCGATCCAGTTGGACGCTTCTTGTTCTCGCCCTTTGATCGCGACGGGGGAGGCTCTGGTCCACATGTCAATTGAGCAGATCATCAACACCGACCCCAACGAGTGGCCTTTTCGGGTCAAAGATGGGGTGGGGTTTGGAACTCGTGTTCGAAGGGCACTATTTGAGCCAATGGATGTGCTCACTGACATTTTTCGTTATGAAGTCCCCAGGGCACTGCGAGTGTGGGAGCCCAGAATCATCGTACTTGCCGCGGACGCAGACGTAGTGCCCACTGATCCGAATCTCATGAGAGGCTCCGTCCGATTTCGGTATCGGGCGACTAACCGCGAGGATAACTTCGTACGCCCATACCGACTCAAGAAACCGGAGACACAGCAATGACCGCAGGCGACAGCAATAGCCCCGTCTTTTCGTTCACCAGCTTGGATTACTCGACCATGCTGGCAGACCTGCTTGCGTACGCACAGCGCACGTTCACGGACCAGCAGTGGACCGACTTCAATAGTTCCAACTCTTTGACAGGAGTGGTCGAGCTGCTTGCGTACGCTTGTGACGCTCTCGGGTACAACTACAACGCGAGTGTGCTGGAAACCATTGCCTCCACCTTGATTCGAGAGCAGAGCTTTCGGTGGATCGCGAAGTCTCACGGGTACACCATGCATAGTGCTACCCCTTCTTCTTCGACGAGGATGCGGGTGCTGGGCCTTTCAGCAAACCCGCTCCTTTACCCCTTCAACATTGAGGCTGAACTTCAGTTTTCTACAGAAGATGGAACCATCTTTCAACCGCAGGCGCCCGTGGCAGTGACCTGGCCCCCTGATTTTGACGGGACTGACGGGTACTACGTGGACGTTGCGGTGGTTCAGGGGGATGAGCACAATGACAACCTCGGCCCCTCCAATGGAAAAGCTGATCAGCGGTTCCTACTGGGGACCAACTCTGTTATTGATGGTACTTTGTCTGTCACGGTCAACGGAGTTCCGTACGCCCAAGTGGATGATGCTACCAGCTACGGACCATCTGACACCATCTACCTGGTGGAAACAGACGAGGAGCTGATAACCTCGATCATCTTTGGGGATGGTATCAATGGGATCATCCCCCCGCTTGGGCACACTGTGCTCGCGAACTACAAAACCGGAGGTGGGCTGCACACCAATTACCCTGTGGGGGTCGAGTTGAGCGTTACTGGGGGGTTGGCACCTGTTCCCAGTGCCCTAAGTTCAGCGTCCGCCCGCTTTCTCGTGGCGGCGACCGGTGGTGGAGATCGTCAAAGTCTTCGAAGTGCTCAGCGGGCTCTGCCTGCCCTTCGAAAAGCAAACGATAGAGCAGTGGTGGAGGAGGACTACGCTGGGATCGCTGTGGCGGAAGTTAGCGGAGTGTACCGAGCGCGTGGTGTGCAGGGGGCCCCCATTGGTGGGTCCAGGCCTATCTACTTGCCCGTGGTCCCCATGGGGTTTGGCAACCCTTCGGTGTCATTGATCAACCTGATCATGACCACTATCAAGAAAAAGAGGATGGCGGGCAAGCGGGTCATTGTTCGCGACCCTCTGTATGTTTACTTGAGCGTTCAAGTGGGTGCATACGTTCTTCCTCGGGCGGGAAGGCTGGCCACTGGGCAGCGGCTCGTCACGGCGCTTCTTACCAAGTACAATTCAGAGAACCTGGACTTTGGCCACCTGTTTGGGCTTCAAAATGCCTATGACAACGTGTCCCCCAGTGTCATTCCTGGGCTTCGGCGTGCGCTATTCAAAAGGTTCTCTGTACTGCCTTATTACGGAAGGTATCTAAGCAAAAACACGGTGGGCAGTGGCACCGTGGAGGGGATTGAAGTTGTATGGGATACGCTCCGCAGGCGGGAGTGGATGATTCGAATCTTGGCCCCTGACCCAGTGAACGGGATTTTCTGCTCCCGCTTTTTGGTTCGGCGAAGGATTCTCGGTGAGGCAACTGGAGTGTTTGACGATTTAGTGATCGACGAGCAAGCAGCATTTGAGGATGGTGAATTGGTCGGGCTGAAGTTTCACCCCAACCACGAAGAAACAAATGACTCCATTCGATGGAATGTGACCGGCAACACGTCGCAAACCATTTCAGTGGCGGGGGTGGGGCTGCTGAACCATCTCACTGTGGGCGACCCTTACGCCATTGAGGCAGATGAGCCTCGCGTTGGGAAGATTCTTCAGACCACCGTGGTGTACCCAGCCAGCGGCATCCTGGTGTTCGTAAGCAGTGCTCGCAGTTTCCTTTACGGAGACCAGCTTCGGTGTGTGGATACCAACGGGACGGTGACTCGGGTGACGTGCTTGTCAACGGTGATGGCGGGCAACGTTATCTCTGACTCCACGATGGAGGCAGCGGGCGTTCTCTACTGGATATCAGTCAACAATGCTTTGCTGACAAAAAACGAGACTGCCCCGTACAAGGGAACTCGGAACCTTCGAGTTGCGTACACGGACACGGCTAACCCAAAGGCTCGCCCCTCCACAGCGCTAGTTGTTGGCTATCAGTACACCATCACGGGGTATGGTAAAGGGGACGGTACGCACTCTCCCGTGCTCTGGGTAGATGGGGTGGCAGTGTGGACAGGGACTCCTGATGCCGCG